CGTTCGATTTGGAACATCAGACCCTTGAACTTCTCAACTGACCAACGGCCGTTTGAGTCAACATCAAGGTCAAAAGTACCAGCAGAAGCTGTACCAACTTGAGCACCAACTTTAGCAGTTTGGTAGATTGTGCGGATAACTTCGCGGTTGATTTCAGCAAGAATTTCAGCTGACAAGATGTTGCTCAATTCGCCTTCTGCGTCAAGACCATGCACTGCTTTTAAGTCTTGGGCAAGTTCGATTGAGTAATCAGCTTTCAAAGCACGTGTCTTAGCAACAACGCTGGTCTTCTCAATTGAGAAAGCCATTTCAGCAAAAGCACCATCACCTGTACCGCCTTGACCCAAACGCTCAGCAGCTGCGGTTGTAACACCACGACCAGTTGTAACAGTGTTAGACCATGGTGATAAATCTGATTGCGATGTAGCATCGCCAGCAAATCCTGAATCAGCTTCATTGAACAATGCTTCATCGCCAGCTTGTGAACCGTAGCGTGACTTCATTGCAAAGATCAAGCCTGTTGGCTGGGTCATTGGTTGAACACCACAGATGTCATATGCAATCAACTGAGGCATTGCACGACGCACCAAGCTGATCAACACTGGATCATATCCAGCCACTGTACCTGTAGCTGCACCAGCACCGCCTAAAGCGAGACCAGAACCACCAGCGTTAGTAGGAGCTGTTTCAAAAAGAGCTTCTGATTGCTTGCGCATTTCGCACTCTTGGTTTTCCAAAAGAACAGCCGTAACTTCTCTACGGTGATTGTCTTTGATTTGTGGGAGAGCCTCATGGTTCAGAACCGGAGCCCATTTTTCCACTAATTGTTTACGATCTAACATTTTTTATTTCCTTATTTAAGATTGTCAAGATGTGACAGATAACCTTTGATTGAAGAATCAACAAATCGCTTTGTTGGAATTTCTTCATTTAGGGATACCAGAGCATCGGTTACAACGGATTCAACAACGTGTGTTGTTGCCTTGTTTGTGAAATAGCTTTCACGAATAGTCTGTGCTTTACGCGCAAACGACTCAACATCGTCAAAATCAAGCTCCTCAACTAATGCAAGGAATTTCTCTTTATCTGTCTCGACCAGGCCTTCAGAAAATTCTGATTTGACGAATTCGATTTGGAATAAAGAAAGCTGCTTGTTCAGCTCGACATTTGAAGCCACCTGCTCATTCAGCTTGCTGTGTAGATCGCCAACCTGTTCTTCCATGGCACTAACCACATCGAATTTTTCTTCAGGAATATCGATATAGTGCTCTTCAAACAAGGATTTTAAACCACCAACAAAGCCTTCAAGAATTTCAGACTTCATACCACTTTCAAGGGCAATTTCATTCTGTTCCATCCACTGCTCGACGACGTAGTCGAGATATCCATCAACTTTTTCAACAAGACCCTCTTTAAACTCTTCTGCCTGCTCAGCAAGTCTTTGCTCGTAAGCTTCATCCAGCTTAGATACTTCTTGCTTAACACGCGATAAAACTGCAGCTTCAAAAATAGTAGCAGCTTTTTCTTTAAATTCTTCTGTCAACTCTTCGCCATCAACGAGAGCGGCAATATCCTCTTTCATGGTGTTAACGTTACGTGCGTTGTCAGGATTTTGTCCTTCAACTTTGGTAACACCATCGTCTGGCACACCATCAATGTGAGATGCTTCGGGAGCTGATGCATCTTTGGTAACAACATTAGATGTTTTTGCTTTTCCGCCAGTCTTCTGACTACCAACGTTATTGCGGTCGTTATCTTCGTTCTCTCCTTCTACTTTGGTAACACCATCAGCAAAGGTTTCTTCCAGCGTTTCATTACCTTGATCGTCATTTGACTCAGCAAGAATCTTCTTGATTTTTTGTTCGATAGACATTAGTTTCTCCTGTAAACTCTTATATTATTTATACAATTAAAATTTTCACTTTGTCCATTATTGTTATTTCAAGCCGTTTAAGAAGTATTGGAACATTCTTGCTTGAGCTTCACTTAGTTGCTTTGCAGACATTTTCTTAACTTCAGCTTTAATCTGCTCGGCCATCATCCAAGAGTTAGTAGATGCGTTATACACCCACTCAGCTCCTTCCATAACACCTTCTACAAAAGCATCAGGTGCAGATGGATCTGCAACGATATCAGCTGCGGTTGCAAGCATAAAATCGTCCTGTACCATGTTCATTCCGCCTCGTTCAACAAGAGAACCCATACCTCTTGAAGATACCCCTAGTTGTACTCCCTCGTCAATCAACGACTTAACAATCTTACCATTAGGGGTATCAAGAATCTTTGCACGACCAACAAAATTGTTGCCTTCCAACTTCAAAGACTTGATCATATGTGATACAAAAGGAAGATTAATAGTAGGAGAATCGGGATGACCCAACTCCCCAAAGGCCCTATTCTTCTCAATGTATTCTTTGTTGTACCGGTTAACTTCCTTTTCTAGGATGTTCTTAGGATACATACGGCCGTTACGGTTCTTTAACTCCGATTGAAGAAACACCCCTTCAATGAAGTAATCTTTTGGCTTACCATCTTCTCTGGCTTCAATAATTAATTTGACATCTTCGGTGTGTTCTTTTATAATTTTCATTCTAGTTCCTTATGGAGCCACGTAGTCAGGACTACCGTTGACAGTTGTACTTGCGCCAACTCGAGATGGATCATCGTATGAGCCATAGGTAGCGTTTTCAACTTGTGTAATGTATCCACTAGCTTTGCGTAGTTTGATGTATAACTGTCCTACACCACTAAACGTCACAACCAAGTCTTCTGTGTTCTGTACTGTATCTGGCGGAATATCTTGGCCAGTAAAATCCATTTCGTTCGCACCAGTGCAAGGTAGAGTCATAATAATGACTGAGTTGCGTGTGATAGTGATAATCGCAGCAGGATTACCTAACCAAGTAACTCCAGCAATGTTAACTACTTGATCGGCTCCAGTGTCAATTTCTTGACCAACAGCTGATAGATTAGCTAACACAACATTATTTGTTGTAGATGTATCATCTTCTTGAGGAAACACCTTTATAATTGCTTCTTGGTGTGTGTTCTTTAGTATAGCTTGTGCCATGTTATTCCTCTATTGCGTTTATAACGTCAAGAAAATTTTCAGTTGACATTCTCATGTGCTTAATGACATCAGGATGCTTAGCAAACATATTATTTATGCGTTCGTAAGTACCTTCGTTAATCACTATAGAGCAGCCGTCATCCAACTTATAATCCAATCGACCCTCAATCAGATGATCCATTTTATTGGACTTGCTGATGTAATGGGCCACTGGGTCAAGTGTAAAAAGTTTGGAAGAAGCCATCTCAATATAGGACTCGACTAGAGTGTCTGTCACTCTAACACCTTGATGATGTTCGTTTATTATTTGAGCAATCTTGTTGTATGACACCTCTTCGTACAGATCTTGATAGATCTCTTTTTGGATGTCTTGTTGAATACCTTGTTGCTTTATCTGTTCTTTTACTTCTTCCAAAGAACTGAACTCTGTCAACACGCCGTCAACAAAGATATAACCGTCTACAGTTTCAGCAAGGATATGCTCGTAGTAGGAGCACTGCTCTTTAAGCTCGGCTCCTACCTTGCGCAAATACGCCGCGTTTTTAAACTGTTTGTAATTCATTATTTCATATGCTTAACTTTGCCGCCCATTTCTGAGAAGTCATCCAACTCAGAATCGGAAAGATGTTCACCAGCCTTAACACCGCTTTGAAAGTTTTTGCCAACAGCATGAACTTTATATTTACCACCACCAACATGTTGGACGTGTAGAGCATCAGGGTGAACTTGCTTAGGAGTCATTGCTTCTTGAACTTCTTCTTTATTATAGAGACCGCGCTTCATCTTTTCTTTAGAAGACATTTCCATTACTTCGTCTTCATCATCCTCATCGTCTTCATCCTCATCGTCTTCATGCTCATCTTCTGCCATTTTCATATTCTTTTTGGCTTCGTTGAACATGTTGCGAGCAACTTCTTGACGCATGGCATCAAGACGGTCTGCAATACGTGAGGAAACTTCTTGTTCGAACGCTGTTTGAATCGTAGAAGCATCACCTTCTTGGATTGCGTCAATTAGATCGCGTGTACTCATTCAACTTCTCCTTGATTATCTGTTGGTTGATTAAGCTTAGGTTGTTCTTTAGCAACGTCTAGCTGTCCTTCATGAGAGGCAAAATCTAGCTCTATTTTTCTATCAGCTGCTATATCTTGATCCATCTCTTTTATATCTTCTTCGCTTTGCATTAGAACATTTTTGCGAACCCAATTCATCGAATAATATTTGCCAACATATGGATCAATGTTCTGTAATGCGCCAAGACGATTAAGAACAAGTTCACTATTCTTTAACTCAGCAAAATGATTATCTCTCTGAAAGTCAAGGTGGATGTCATATGACATCTCATCCCATTCTTCAGGTCTAATAACACCTTTTGCGATTAGCTGAACGCGAAGAGTGTCTAAAAATATACTTGAAAATTTCTTACGAAGCCGTTCAATAAACTTATTGAACTTAATCTCTTCACGAGAAATTTCAGCCGATCTTCCAATACTAAAGTTCTGTTGAGGCTGCAGTCTTGATATTGGTACATTCAGTGCTTTGTAAAGCTTGTTTTGAAAGTACTCAATATCCGCAATCTCACCTAAATTCTGTCCACCCTGTAAAGTAGTGATTTCTGTACCCTTACCACCTTCGCGGCGTGGCATCCAAAAGTCTTCCATCAGAGATAAGTGCTGTCTGCTATCTCTAACTTCACCTGTGTTGGCATCATACACTACTTTATTTCTAAACTTATTCATCATATCGTTAACATACTGCTCAGCTCTGAGCTTAGGTAAGTTACCAACATCGATGTAAAAAATTCTACGTTCTGGAGCTCTACTAATACGGTAGATCACCAGAGCATCTTCCATCATTTTTAATTGGTTAGTTGGTTTAATTGCTTTATGCAAGTAACTCAATACCATATTGGTGTTTGAATCAATCAATCCTGAAGTGCAACTTACAATAGAATCTACCGATAACTTAACACCTTGTGTAGTGCCCTCAGTAATTCCTTTGTCATTATATAGGTAGTATTCATCTACGCTTTTAACGACTTCAACACCCTTTTCGTTCTTTTCTTTCTTAATGTTTTTAATCCGACGAATTTTACGCGGATCAACATATCGAATCTCTAAGATGCCGTCTTTGGGTTTGTTCTGATCAAGAATAATGTGGTAGTTTAATCGACCATCTATATACCATTGACGGAACATATCATGGGCTTTATCTGACACCTTGAGGAGCTTCATAACTAGTACAAACTCATCACGTATCTTTTTCTTAATGCTCTCTGATATCTTAACATGATCAAGATCAACCGTAATTGGCTGTTCGTTATCTTCTACGACAATTGCTTCGTTTACAATGTCTTCGATAGCAGCATCACAGTCAGCATATTGAGACACCTCACGATATCGACGAATTAAATCATTTTCATTCTTAACAACACCCTCAAGGTCTACAACAAGACCGTAATAAGCAGCTGCATTGTTAACAACGGTAGCACCATCGTCCGGTGCGGGAGTAACAACACTCCCGATATCCGGACGAAGTTTCTTCTTTTTTATTTCAAAGCCAAAAAATTCTGCCATTCTATAAATCCTTGATATATCTAAATTAGATGCCGTCAGTAGTGAAGTAGTTGTAAACCCATTCAATATCAAAGCTTTCAATCTGATTGTTCTGCTCAAAGTCAAGCTGAATTGCACCAACGTTGACTGGATAAGCGTCATAGAATGTGTATGTTTTAATTACACGATCATTACGGTCCAATTGATACACGCTCAAGTCAACTTGATATTCTGAAGGCCGTGCTGTACCAACAGTCGAAGTGTAGCTCAACATTAAGTTGTTCCAACGCTCCATTGTGTTGCGAATCAAAAAGTTCGTATCGTTAAATACGTTGACTGACCAAGGCTGAAATGTACGCTCGCCTGCAAAATGAACAGGACGACCGCGATACGATGCTGTGATATCTTCAACTGTCGATGCAGGTAGCGAGGTAGAACGACACAAAAACTGTGCTGCATTACCTGCTGCCGATGCAGCTGACCCGATGAAGGCAGGGAACGTCAATTCAACTCGGAATTGATTGGGGCGAGCACCACCACCCTGCATTTGTGCCTTAAAGGCTGAAATAGTTGCCATTTTTATTACTCTCCTTGAAGGGAGGCCCAAGGGCCTCCATTGTATTTATTAAGCGCCAATCTCATCAAAAGAGATACCTGTGCGGGCTGCAACGAAATTCAATGTGATGAAGTTAATAGCACGAGAAGGCTTAACATAAATGTCCGCCACAAACTCGTTACGATCAATAACCTCACCAGTATTGTTTGTTTCATCACAAACCACACGGAAATCTGTCACTCCACGACGACCCTGGACATCACGTAAGAAAGGGTCAACAAGTGATCGAAACTGAGCACGTGTAAATCCGTCATTGAATTCAAACAATTGGAACTTAGCAGCAGTTGCAATTGCTTTTTCAAGAACAATAAACAAACGGCGTACGTTGATCCGATCAAATGCACTTGGCTTTGTCAGCAATGTCTTATCGCCAAACAACACTGTACCTTGACCAGGGAACGACACTACAGGATTAATATCAGCTTTGTAGAGTTCGTCACGTTGAGCTTGATCGGGGGTGAAGTTCAATCTCACAACATTCTTGACTTGACCACGATTCAAACCACCAGGCGAGAACCAAGCGTCATTAGTGAAGTCTGTGCGAG